CATTAAATACACCAGGAGCAACTTCTAATAATGGAAATGTTTTTTATACGAAAGTCCGGCATGATTATGTAAAGAAAAAAACAAACCATTATTTTAGATTTTTAGCATAGAGGATTATATGGCAGAAATATTAAAAGGTAAAATTTCATCAATAGAATCTGAACCTATTGATGCTAATAATCATGCAACTACAGCTAAAGTTGTTTCATTGATTGGTGGCGCTGTGACACGACCTCTCGTAATTCCATGGTATTTAAGAGGAACGATGGGGAATCTAGCCCCAGAAACAGAGGTTGTGTATGTGTTATTTGAGGATAAAACAGGCTATATATTAGGCCGTTTTGATGGAAATTTTCAAGACCATATTCCTTATAATTTAATTATTGATGGGAATATAACTCAGAATGGAGATACCAAAACTAGTGGCAATGTTTCTGCTGCCGATTTTGTAAGTGCTGCTTATGGATCAACCAATGAACATGCTCACACAGATAGTCAAGGTGGAACTACAACCCCACCTAATTAGAGGTTTATATGACAATTCAAGCACAATTCAATCAAATAAAGTGGGAGATATCTGATACAAAAATAATGACAATCAATTCTATTAGCCTTTCTTTTGGTGTAAAAACCGAATCCAAAAAAGGTGCCGATGGAAATGATAAAACTGTTGTAAAAGGGTTTAAAAAAGACTCTCTAACAATAAGTTATTCATTAGATAGATCTTGTGGAGTATATCCAGAAAAAGAACATCAAAAAGCCTGTTCTCTTATTGGTATAAAAGATACTTTCATATTAGGTGGTAAAAGATTTGGACCATTAAAGACAATGCTAATGGCGGTCAAACCTTCAAATATAGTCTATGCACCTTCTGGGGTAATTCTATCAATGAATTTAACTTTGACTTTTGGTGAACCTGAAGAAGAAAAGGAAAAGAAAACCGAACAAAAGAAAAAAGTTACAAAAAATAAAGCGACATTAGCTATTGATGCAAAAAAACTTGAACAAAATACAAAAGCAAAAGGAATAAAATAATGAAAAGTATAGGAAATGGAGATCCACAAGTTTGCGTACAAAATATTTTAAATATCACTCGTGGTCAAGCTCCATATTTAAGAGGTATGGGATTGAATGGAGATTTATATGACAAACCAATGGAAGAGGTAAAGCCTTTAGCTTTAGCTGATGCTGAAGAACAAATTGAAACTTACGAGAAAAGAGTTCAAATATTAAGCATCGATGCTGTGGAAACCAAAGACCATAATTTGAAGATTATTCCAGAAATTACTATAGTGGAGATTTAATTTATGATGGAAAATGCTGAATTATTTGCAACAATTGATGATGCAACTATTGAAAGTATTGTAAATGAAAATATAAAAAAATATGTATCTGAAGAATTGCATTCTGCTGATGAAAGAAGAATTTTTGCAAATGCAATGATTATTTTAATGTGTACTTTATATGCCGATTTGAATGAAAAAGCAAAAATGAGGCTTTTGAGATTCGCAAAAGCCGAAGTTCTTGATGAACTTGGCAAGCGTGTAGACTGTGAAAGAATGCCAAAGAATTTTTCAATCTCAACAGAAAGATACAAGCTTGCTGCACCATTGAGCATTAACGTAACTGTTCCCAAAGGATCAACTGTTACTCCAGACGGAATTCTAATCTATGAAACAACAGAGGTTGGAGTAATACCAGCAGGAAAATTATATGTTGATGTTCCTATTAAGGCTCAAAAAGGAGGTTCCGTTTACAATAATAAAGTACCTGGATCAATTAACACACAAGTAAGCAATGTTCCATATATTGCTAGTGTAGAGAATTTGGAAACAACATATAATGGCGATGATGGGGAACCATATCCATATAGTGAAAAACATCCAGATGGAGATGACGGCACCGGAGATAACAATTATAGAGAAAGAATCAGAAAAGCACCGGCTGGTTTTTCTACGGCAGGACCTGAAGAAGCATATGAATACTTCGCATTATCAGCAGATGCTAACATTGAAGATGTCAAAGTATCATCAAACCAATCTGCTGGAAGAGTTGATATTACAGTTATTGTGAATAACAGTAAAGTACCTTCTGAAGAAATTCTTAAAAAAGTAATCACAAGTTGCTCACAAAAAAACAGAAGGCCGATGAATGATGATGTACATGCATATGGACCAGCAATAAGAGAATATGATATTGAATTTAAATATTATGTTACTGAAGATGCAGAGCCAGAAACTGTACTAGCAATCGAAAATAAAGATGGTGCTATAGATCAATACATAAAATGGCAATCTGAAAAAATAACTAGAGATATTAACCCAGATAAATTAAGAGCCTTTCTTATGAACGCAGGTGCAAAAAGAGTAGATATTGTTAAGCCTGTATTTACAGATTTAGGATTAACCGGAGAAGTAAAATCGTATTCAATAGCAGATGCCGATAACAATGTTTATTATGTTTCAACTGAAGGAGAAAAAAATAGCAATGTTCCTGTGAATACAATTGTTTACAAAGATGCTCGTTTAACCTCTGAAATAGGCAAAGCATCTGAAAAACAATATACTTTTTTGGGAGAAGAAATAATATCTCCAAAGGGTATAGGAGAATTGGCCATGTTTTCTGGAAATCTAAAAGTAACCCATGAGGTAGAGGAGGAATAGTGAAACTCGACACTCTTGATTTTATAAAACTTTTACCAGATTTTATGAGAGATGATGGCTGTGTTAAAGCATTAAGTGAGTCAATCAACACTATCTTTAGACCTACAGCGCAAGATCTTAAGAAATTAAGTGATTGGGATAGAATTGATTCGATGACAGAAGCTGAACTTGATGAGCTGGCATGGGAATGCGACATAAGTTGGTATGATAAAACAGCAAGTCTAGAGGCAAAAAGAAGTATTTGCAAAAATTCTGATCGAATATTCATGACCAGAGCAACTACTGCAGCAGTAGAAGAAGTGCTTGCTACATATTTTTCAAATGCCAAATTAAGAGAGCATTTTATGTATGACAATATTGAGCCTCACTATTTCAAAATCGAAACAACTGATGTGAATTCATATACAGACAAATTATTAGTATTTTTAAGTGCATTAGAAAAAACAAAACGTAAATCTCAATGGCTGGATGCGATAGTTTTATTGCTGCAAGGTGCTGGAGAATTTACTGTTGGAATTGGAGTTTCAATACGTTCAAAAACAACATTCGATTGTAGAGAAAATTTATAGAGGAAAAATTTATGACAACTGATTCAAGTATACAAACCGGATTAACAAGATCTGGTCAATCAATATTAACACAAGCACAATTAGGTGCATCTGTAAAGTTCACAAAAGTGAAAATAGGAGATGGCGAACTCGGAATAATTAACCCTGAAGATTTAACAGATTTAATTAATCCTCTCCAAGAATTAGGAATATATAATGATGAAAAAATTGACGAACAAACCTTGTCCATCACAGCATTGATAACTCAAAGTGAAACTGGTTTTGTGTTCAGAGAAATTGGCTTATATGCTATTGATCCAGAAACAGGCTTGGAAGTTTTATATGCGTATGGAAATAAAGGTGATGTAGCATCTTATATTCCTTCAAATACTAGTAGTATTTCAGTAGAGGAAGAGGCAACAATTATTGTAAAAGTTGCAAATTCTTCAAATGTAACAGTAGTTATATCTCGTGAATACGCAACTAAAGGTCAAGGAATTCCACCTTCAGTATGTACTAATTTAAATATTTCAGAAGATGGTGCTATTAGAAAATTAACTTGGAATGATCCTAAAAATACAGTAATTGATATGTTTACTTTGTGTACTTGGGCAGGAACACAAATTCGTAAAAAATTTGGTAGTTATCCAAAGTCAGAAACTGACGGAGAATTAGTAGCAGATGTAACGACTTGGGGGCAATATTCTAAAGAACCATTGATAGATGAAAAAGGAGAAGGTTATTTTTATAAGGCATTTCCTTATTCAACACATGATGTTTATTGTAGAAATTCACAGAATGAATTTGGTACAAAAATATATGAATTTACAATTGATGATAACGACAGTAACCCATCAACCTGCGTTAAATATGTAGGTGCAAGTAAAGATTTTACACCTGCATACATGAATGCAACAACTAAAAAATTTGAATGGGGATCCATGGAATCAACATTCTTTATGGGATTAATAAAACCTTGTATGCTTCGTAGGGATGGTGTGCGTGATTATTATCTACATCCAAATGATTTAGGATTAAGAGAGGATGGAATCACAGCCTCTGATAATAAAAATGCTTCTTACGATGGTAATGCTATGCTTGAAGTAGGTCAAATATGGATTAAGGAGGAACAAATAGGCTCTTTGAAACATATATGCCTAGCAAATAAACAAGTTGATGAAAGTTATGATTGTTGGACTCACAAACGTGCAGATGGAAGTTATACGGAATTTTATTATAGAGCATTATATAATGGATCATTGATAG